CGTTTGCGGCCATGTCAAAGAGTGTCCCAGTAGAGCCCGAGTAGACAATATTGAAAACGCCAACATTTCTAATTTGTCCAGCAAACTGCGAGATCTTCTTAGTGTTGATCTTGGCGGAGATCTTTTGCTTGCGTCCTGCTTCCCAAGGAAGCATTTTGAAGCCCGAAGGCGTAGTCCAGTTGCGACCCATACCAGACAAAGGAACGGAGTTAGGGATAAGAGCGAGAGCGTCTGCGATTACAGGTTTTGCAACATTCCTAAAATCTTTTGCAATTTGGTTACGAAGACCCGGCTCAATGGAGTTGAGCTGCTTGATTGCTTCTTTGAGACCGTAGACCTCGATGTTGGTGTTAAGTCCTTCAGCCATGTCACCTTTTCTTATTTTGTTTTTCTAGCACTGCGACAATGGTACTTAGGTCTCGCGTGTCGAAGGTGTCAGCGTAGAAAGTGGGAGCCCACCCTGTCGCGACTACAAGTTCGGCGAGTTGTCGCCTGTAGCCGCGTCCGTAGGGTTTGGGTCTGTTGAGTCCTCTACGCCGATCTCAACATCTGGATTCTGTTTTAACCATTCACGCCAAGTAGCAGGAAGTGTCTCGCCTTTGATGCCGAGCATGATGTACGCCCAACAAGCCATATCGGATGCACCGATACCACGACCGTCGGAAACTCGACGATTCTCTAGGCGTTCCCATTCAGAGATTGCGAAGAGGTTTGTGATAAGTAATTCTTTTTTGTCTCCGCGTGTGAGTGTGAGTTTGATCTTCATTTTGTTTCCTTTCGTCGGGCCAAGGAAGGCCGAAGATTATGGGTTAGTAGTGTCAGCCGAGAAGACGCCACCCATGAGAGTAATGTCAATCGATTGCAGCTCACCGAGCGAAGCCGAGATCACTGGGAGCGTCTCGAGATAGCAGTTGGTAAGTGTGAAGCCCGGGTTAGTTGCTGAGTCCACTGCCGAAGTTGGTTTCACAATGACAGTTGTCTTCGTGCCGACAAGCGGTGCAAGTGTCGCATAAGTGGCGAGTGCGTCGTAGCTCAAAAATAAAGTCAAGGTGCATTCGTTATCCTCGAGGCCAGCCGTGAAAGTGTTTGCCGTTTGTCCGAAGGTCGTGTCGTTTAGAGCAGTGACAGTTTTGTTTAAGACGGCGCTTGTGCACCAACCTGTCAGCGCGGTTCCGCCGAGAGTGACAACTGGATTTGAGAGGATTGTGGAAGTGGCCATGATGATTACTCCTTGGAAGTGTTGGATTTAGTTTGACACATAATGAGACCGAGAGTGTGGATTAGGCAGTCTGCACGACAGTTGAGACCGACAGCTCATAAGCAGGAAGCGTCGAGCCACCGATATCTAGGTTTGTTGGGCGTCCAGAGACCACGCCAATATTGAGCGCGTAGATCTGGGCAAGGATATTGAGCAGGCTTTTTTGGGCGTCTAGGTTGCCCGGGCCTAGCGTGATGATCTGCAAGGTAAAGTTGAGTTTTGCGACATTGTAGTTGTAGCCGTCAATGGAGTCGATATTGACGAAGACCGAAGGCGGACTGATATTGCGCGGATCGTTATTTACTTGTAGACCGCTCACCGTTGAGAGCTTTGCAACTAGATCGTCGTAGCCTTCGTTAAATAGATCCGTGTAATTAGGTACAGGCATCAGGCGACCTGTGGGCGATCAATCCCGAGCAACTGGCGGATCATTCCGTTCAGACCCATAACTGGAGTTACGCCCATATTTTGGAATGAAGCGAATTGATCAATAGATCCGCGCTGGCGATACAAGGCTCCACCGTACATCTGCGTCCCTAGGAATACATCTTGCGAAGGGACAGTCGTAAGCGAATCCACATAGCCTGCTTCCATACGGCGTCTCCAGCAAAACTGTGAAGCAGCTGCGGCGCACACTGTCAGGAAGGCGGCGTCCGCTGCGGTTGCTGTGCCGATGCCGATCCAGTCCTCGAGGTTTGCCGCTGTGACCCAAGTGCAAACTTGAGTGATTGTTAGCGTGCCAGAAGCAGAAGTGCGCGCGACATCATCGGCGGTTTTTGCAACGAGCACTTGATTAGCGATTGGAATGTTTGAATCGTAAAGAAGATCGCCTTCGCTATCAATGCCGACATAAAGGTACTGCGGTAATGCGCGGACTGTGTAGGTTCCGTTAAAGGTTGCATCTACCCCGGCAAGGACGACACTTGCGCCGAGTTCAATTTCTGCATCGGTGAGAAGTTGAACTACGGCGTAGTTGTCTATGAGGTATTTATGCGTGATGCTGTAAACAGCCATGAGCGGTAGCCCCGCTCTCGACTAAGCCTGTGTGATCTTGCGGATCATTCCACCGATTGCAGCAAAGGTTGATACATATCCGTGGAAGGACATTGTGCGACCCAAAGTTGCTGGGACTTCAACGCTCATCAAGCCGCGAATGGACTCGTAGAACTCAAAGGCGTCGCCTTGACCTTGACCGACTCGGGTGATGATCATGGTCTTTGCAGCGAAGTTGCTGTCTACTACAAGTTGGAGACCCATTGGGGTTCCGTTCCATGATCCTGCGCTTGATGCTCCAAGTGCGTTTTGACCTGTAAGTCCTGCGCCGATGAATGGGAAGAGCGGACGCTTGCTTGAATCTACAAGCTGACCGAGTTGAGCCCAAACATCAACCGAGACAAACATGTGGGTCGGCATCCAGTTACGGTTTGCCGAAACATCATTCGCTGCGTCGTAAACACTCTTGAGCAAGTCTTCTGGAGTTCCGTCCCAAACGCCGCTCGAGTTTGCTGCTGCAAGCAAGTTGTCTGCAGCCAAGTTGTCTGATGCGATCATGTATTCGCCCATTAAGTCGTTAAGGATTAATTGCATCGCTGGGCCAGAAGTAAAGTCGATGTCCTGAATTGAGAGGGTGACTTGTCCTGCAAGCGTGGTCTTGCTGACCGAGTTTGAAGCGATGACCATTGTTGTCGCTGATGCGGCAGACAATTCGCTTGACTGTGTTGCGACGCTTGTGTGCGTAGTAATTGTTGGACGAATAAAAGTTTTTGATTGTCCGCCGTCTGGATACGCGCGAGCGCCGAGTGCTTCTACCGTAGGTCTGACAAAATTTAGATCCTGCACGAGCGGCAAGAGCACCGGAATTGGGAGCAAGCCGGGCGTGTCAGTGGTAAGCACATCGCCTGCAGCTGCTTGGAGTGCGGTGCGCTGTGATGCGCTGTATTCCGCTACGGCTTTGTTCATGTTGGAGAATGTGTCTCCGCCAATGTGGTAAGCGGCCATAAAGTCGCCTGCGCTTGGCAACTTAAATTCGCGTTTTGCTTGTGCTGGAATTGGTGCAGTTGGAATGGTTGCTTCGACTGCTGGGACTGTTGGCTCGGACATGGTTTCGTTCTCCTGTGTAGGTTCTGTTTCTATGTTACTTATTTCTTCGTCTTCGTGGTGGATACTCGCTGCGATGTCTGTGATGATCGCTCCAGCGAATGCAGGAACTGGCACCATAGACAACTCGATCCAGTCGGCTGCTAGGACTGTTATTGATCCGTCTTTGTTTGCTCGAGTTTTAGTTGGGTTTACTCCGACCGAGACCGAGTCCAGTACGCCGTCAAGGGCAAGCTGCAAAGCGTCGTCGCCTTGTGCGGTCTTGCTGATTTTTGCGGTAAACATCATGCCTTCTTCGTCGTCGTATCTGGCCGTGACAATGCCAATGGCGCTCTCGCTTGAATGATTGAGGAATAGGCGTGGGGCTTTGCCGTCTACTGGCAGGCTGCCGCGCTCAAAGATGACTTCTGTGCCGTCGGAGACGGTCGCTGCGACGCCGTAGGGGACTGCGATTCCTGTGATAGTTCTAGTTGGTGTGCCGTCGCTGGCGGCTGCGTCAATGCTGACGCTTTGAGCTGTAAGTCTGATCATTAGTTTGCAATCTCCTCTTGAGTGTCTTCTTGTACTGGACTTTCCATTTTGTCTGCTAAGTAGTTTTCTTCTAAATACGATTCGTAGTCAAAGGCAACAAAAGTTCCGTTAGGCAAAACATTATTCATTGACAATGTTTCAGCGATTGCATCTGCGTACAACTTGACGCCAAAAAATAGCAAGTCCATGCGCGCTTGCTGCGATGACTGATATGAATACGATCCTGTAGATACGCCGATCAGGTATGGCGGAACATTGCCAATACGACCGCCAGTTTCTAACGCGCTGTAGTTAGCAGACTCAATAAGAAGCATCTTGTCTGGACTCATCGTCGTAGGTTCGTATGTGAGGAATTCGTTAAGAGCCGCAGTCTGATTAGTTGCTCGAGCAGTGTTGAACGCTGCGGCAAGATCAGCCAATTCTTGCGCGCTTAAAGGCTCACCGCCAGTCTGACGAAGCACCCCGGCAGGAATGGAGCTGCTCGCGTTTCTTGCCCTCGCGTCTTGAATCTTGATCGCTGTTTCAATAGCGGCTTGTGATGAATAGACCATGCCTTGTGTTGGCGACAAAAATTGCACAAGGTTCGCAGGGTCTATTTGTCCGCCTTGAAAATAAACTTCTTTAGAAGGTGCAAACCAGACGGGGCCCGCCATGTCGGTAGTTGTCACGCTTCCCGCTGGGAGCCTTGAGAAACTTGCGGGATAACCGTCAGCGGTGCGCGATGTTATGTACCAGAACGCGCGCCCATAGAAGTACAGGTCATCAAATGTCCATGACATTAAAAAGTTGTAGGGAACGGTTGGATCGGGGCGACGCAACCAAGATCGGGGGGCGATATAGACGCGCTCCATTTCTTCGCCGTTCCACATTTCCGAATAAGCGCGCAAGGGCATGCAGCCAATGACCGATGCAAGCAGATCGCGCGCGCGTGAGATTGCAGGGATTGAGATTGCCGCTGCGCGAAGTTGTCCTTCTTGGTAGGTGTAATACTGACCGATCATATTTACGCCGACATTGCTTGAGCTATACCCGGGGTTCATTGCGCTAGCTGCAGCGGCTTTGGCAGGCGCGGGACTGATAGCAGCCTTGTTTACTTTGCGATCAAAGATTCCCATAGCACAAGATTACACATTGCGCTCGGATTGTGGTGGCACTCGCCCAGTCAGTTGCGGTATCCCGACGACAGGCAAGCAAGCGGACGAGTGCCAAGAAGATGTTACTGACTAACCGTAACAAGCATCGGCTTCTGGGAGTTGCCCGGGCGTGCAGCTGCCGCCGCTCCCCAAATCATCGTCCGACAAAGCTCAATCGGGCCAGCCGACTTCTGCGACGACACCGCGATCGAGCCTTGAGTCCTAACCATGACCGCGCGACAAACATGCTCGGCAAGCATGGCTTCCCCAGTGTGAACTAGACGACCTTCACTAATCATGTTTCTTACAATGGGGGTGTATTGCAGAATCTCTTTGTATCCCATTACGACGCGCCGACGCTCAAAGACAGGCGGACAATGTGCATCAATGGTCGGTGAAAAGATGAACTTGATCGCAGGATCAGCCGACGCCAATGCCCCGACATGAGCCCACAATTCTTTAGCAGTTTCGGCGGTGAAGGCAACCGAGACACAAGTACGACCGTCACCAAGCGCGACCGACTTAGTAGCAAAGTAGCGCGATTCGTCCATTGATGCCTCGACGGAGATTACGCCGCCAGCAGGGATCGGGCCGTCGTACTTAAGGTCAGGCCATAGGTGGGTTTGGATCCAGCTCTGGGTTGAAGCGATCCACATGTTCAGCGATGAGCGCAAGAAGTTTGAGCGGTCAGGATCTTTAGATTCGGCGCGCAAAGTGTCAAGGGTCAAAGTGTGCCCAAGTGCTGGGTTTCCCCACGACCAAGAAGATTCCAACATTGGATCAACTGTGGGCGGTGGGCTAAATTCGCAGAAATAAAAGTTGGAAGGATTGTTTGTGTCAATAAGTCGCAGCGCGTTCTCTCGATGCCTAATAAATAATGCGCTGCTCTCGGTGCCAGCTGTACTAAACATCGCCAGATGAGGAGACCTGCGGACGCGCTGGGTTGGGATCAGGCCTGCCATTGTGATCTCTGAAATGTCAAAGATCTCATCCGCGCAAATTAGATCTACGCTCATTCCGTGACCGATTGAAGGGTTCGCCGCGCGCACATACCAGCGAGATCCGTCTGGCATTGTCGCGGAGTTACGACCAAAGGACTTCATAATCTTCGCGCCATAACGGTCTTCAAGGATTGGTGCAATCTCATCAAAGAGCAGACAGGCAAGTGAAAGAGTGTGAGCTGTAGATAAGACGGTCTGCTTCGTGCCCCGAATCTTCGGCATCTCAATCATCCAAAATAATATGAGGCACTGGATGAGAAGGGTCTTCCCATTTTGTCGAGCCACCGAGCAAAGAGAAGATCTGTGCACAAGATCATCCTGTCCGTCGGGAGCATGGGTGAATCCCAAGGCGCGCTCAAGATAATGGATCTGCCAAGGCATGAGCTGCACATGAAGTAGTTCAGAAGCCATGTCCCCCACAAGTCCAGCCCATGAGCCGTCGCAGTCAGGCACGATCGTCTCGAGTCTTGGCTGGTCGTGGCTGATCACCGCTAGTTCAGGCTGGTCAAGGCTACTTGGGAGAGATACAAGCA